CCGATCACATTAGCAATACACATTTTACCGTCATATTCACGGCCCGGAAGATGCTCGCAGTCGTTACTCATTAGATCGTTACCGCAAATATTACAGAGATACTTTCCAGCCGGACGGCCTTCCATCGGCTGAATACTAAAACCAATACTGACCCGCTTCCAGATCCCGGCTTCAACCATCCTGATAGCGTCATCTGTCTTAATGCCGCCGATTTCTATTCCCCGGAGGATATAAAGCCACGCTTCTACCCAGCTACCGTCGGCGTCATCCCGGGCAGTTATCCGACCAGAGAAAGAAGATCCTATCGGCATATTATCAGCCGCAGACCCTCCCAATAAAGATTCGCCATGAGATAGCATTAAGGCCCGGCCACTATTAAAATCAGATACATAATTCTGGAGAGTAGTAGCCCGATCCATCCGGGTGAAATAAGCGTCTACCAGATCGTTGCTTGCCCAGACCGGGAAGACGTAAATATCTTTCTTATCAAGATTCGTCCGGGCCAGTAAATTAATCTGGTCAAGTTCCGGCTGCTCAATATCATCACCGGACCGAGCCCGGTTTGTTTCTATCCGGGCGACAATGCGATTTAGGTCAATCTCTCCGACGGTCGGTAACGTGCCTTTCATGTCAATTTCTCCAGTTATTCCTTCGTAAATATTAGCTTGCTTCTCTTCTCTGATTTCGATCCCGGCTTCCTGGATATGAGCTTTGAGGTGGTCAATGACTTCCTTCCCTGCTTTTTGCTTCTTAGCCTGCCGCATAGCCTCAATCAGTCCGCCCTTTGATAAATACAGATCCCCGGAAATATAATGGCCCGCCTTATCTGCTTCCCCGCCCTTGACCCAATGATGGGGATAGTCACGTCCCGCTTTCCCGGGAATAAAAGCGTTCTCCGGTAGCTTATCGACGGCAATACTATTCCACTGCGGCTCCGGGGATATGACGGTCGAGCTATGCCGGAAACTTCTGCCTGGCCCCGGCCGTTCCTTTCGTCTCATCTGGCCGCCGCATTCACTGCAAGTTAACTGATTACAATGTTCATCCGATTGAACCGTATGGCCGCAGTCAATACACTCGCAGGTATATTTCTTGGCCGCCCTTAATTCTTTCTTCTTCACTACCGATCCCCCTTATCAATAAATGTTTCCACCCGGGTCATCCTTATCCGCTTCCGGTTTCTCTTCTTAATCGTTTCCCCTTTCACCGTCTTAATAAAACAACCCCGGCGATCACGCTTCCGCATCTTCTGGAACGATAATGAATTGTCTGCGATTAAAACCATAACTGCCTTTCTACCTATAGCGGAACTTATAACTAATCATTTCCATTTAATCCAATTTCAATTTACTTAAAATCTTTTTCAGCCTTTTCTTTCCAAAGCCACCGCTGCCGCGACGCGAATCTTGTTGGTGTCATCTGTTGGCGGATCAAGGGGATGTCATCCGGTATAATCAATGCCGAAGTCAGACCCGGCATCCCCGCTTTGAGTTCTTCGGCCAGCCTATCTTTCTGTTCATCACTTATTTTTCCCTTTATCCGAACAAGGATTGTCTCTCCCGGTTTAAGGGATAACTTTGTTATCTTTGCCTTAATGCTTTTCATTCCCTTATCATCCTTTAGAAATATGAAATATCCCTATCAAAATCATAAGGCTCATATTTCTCATTAAATCGTTGCTCTTCAAGATGTCCGAAGTAGTTTAAGACATTCAAAATAAATATAAAAGGATTCAATATTTTCAATATTTTTCTCATGATTCCTTAATTAAAACCTTTCGATACCAGATCTCATGGCGGCAGTTAAACATACACTCGAAGTCTCCCGGGCCCGGGACCGTCTCGGGAAGATATGGATTGCCCGCCACCGCTCCCATGCAACCATCACAGGAAGTCTCGATTATATCCGCCTCGGGGAATGCCGTGAAGATAGCCTCTATCCGAAATAATCCAGCCTGTTTGATCAAATCTGACTGGCCGATCATCTCACTCTTGAATCCCTTGTAGGTGATCCGGTGGCCGGACATTGAAAAACTTGTAGCTCTATACCGCTGAGTCTTGACGGCCGCCCTCACAGATTCGGCGGAAAAGCCGACGGCCGTAAGCACTACAATAACTCTCTCTTCCACCGTGTTCATCCAACCATCAACCGCTTCCTGCTGTTCGTCTATCAGCCTGCTCATTTCAGTCATTGAGGTGGCGAAAGTCAAAGTCTGGTCCGCTCCCCCCAGATCAACCCCAGCGTCGATGCCCAGCTCATAGAACCGGGCCTGATACTTCTCGATCGTCTCTTCAATACTCTTCCGGCCTTCTGCCAGCAAGAGGACCAAGAGAGCTTTAAGTTCATTCTGATTTTCTACTTTTTTCTGATCCTGCTTCATTCGACGATTCCCGATACCTGATCTTCCTTGGCGATGATGACAGTTACGGTTGAGTCTCCGGCTGGATTACGCCACGTTACTTCATTCCCTACCGACTTTTTCAGCATGATCTCATCGCCGGGCTTTAAGATTTTTACATCCGGGCCGGTGGCTTTTACGATAGCGAATAGTGAATCCTTTTCCCTCGGAGATACGATAACCCCGACTTGCTTTTCCGGTTTCCTGATAGCGATAATATTATCCCTAATCGGTCTCAAAGATTTCATCTTGCCCTCCTTTTTTGAGCTTGCCCTATATACCTATATATATATTATTAATTATTATAAATTAATTATTATTATTGAAATAAATTAATGCTTATTCTTTAACCTTTACCTTAACCTTTTCCTTAGGGAGCTATGTAGCTCCTATATAGGCCCTATGATTGTAAGCCTATTTCATCTCTATTTAGTCTTGGCTCTGGAATTTAATTCTGACACAATCTTATCAGTCAAATTATCAAAATCTTTTTCCAGATCCTGACGATAAGATTTTTCCAGGCTCTTTAGTCGAGAATCCTTTACCCCGAACCATCCGCCTCTATGAGCATCGACCAAGGCCCGGCCAGTCGGGATAGCTGTACTCTTGTTCTGGACCGCGGACTCTTCCCCTTCGGCCAGGGGAATATCGTAGAGGATATTAGCGGCGTGGTCATGGTCGATTATCCCGGCGTCCCTCTCCATCAAAACACGGCGGGTTTTAAGATATTTCATCCGCTCTTCCGTCTCGATTCCATGAAGCGGGATCGGGGGAAAACTTATGCTGACCCGGCCCGGGATTCCCTTGACCTGCAACATGAATGAGAAGGCATTATCAAACATACTTTTTACGATAGTCCGGATCGCATTAACTCCGCTCACCTGAATCATCCACTCGACCGAAGAGTAGGTCTCCGTCTTCCCCTGGTGCTGATTAAGAAAGGTTGACATGGTTTTAAGTGAGTTGGCAAGCATCCGGTTCATGACATCTATCAGAACCTTGACGCTCATGATTCCCCCGCTGTTCTTTCCCCCGACTTCGCTGATAGCGGTAGCGTCGGTGGTGACGAAGGTATCATCCGGCTCAAGTGAATTATACAGCCCCGTGATGGCGGTTAGCTGGGTGGTAATATAGGCCGCCATCTTCTTATCGTTCCGGGCCAAACTATCGCTTACGTTCTTTCTTAAAACCTCTTCCAATACCTGGACATGGAGCCGGGCCCAAGCCTGATTATGCACGACCTGATTCAAATCATATATAATCCGCATATAATAAAAGATGGTTTGAAGGAATGACAGGATGGGGGAAACGCCATAAGGATCGCCGATATCCGGGTCCAGGGGGATATAATAAAATCCCGGCTTCTCCAGGGAGACATAGGTTCCTTGCTGTAGCTGCTTCGGGACATAAACGTCCTCTTCCATCTCTCCCTCTCCCCGGGTCTCCTGGAAAAAGGTTATCGAGGACGGCTCAACCATAATCAGCTTCTTGGTATCTTTAAGATTCTCCTCCAGGACAACTTCGCTTGAACACGCCCCCTGAACATATACGCCCTTAAATGCCTGGGTCAGAAGATTACGGATACCGCCGGACTGGTCATTTAATCGGGCAATAATTTCATCAAGATAATTTACCCCTCTCGGACTGTCCTTCCCATCAGGCGATTTCACTTCATAAGTAAAAGTAGTTCCGCACATCCGGAGGATCAACCAAATCGCCATCGAAGCATCGGGGGAGATGGTATTAAGATTCCGCAGTAAGGTTGAAGCGGGATATTGTTTTAAGCGATCAACATCAAGATCAAACAGGACACTTGACCGCCGGGGGATGGGAGTCGTATTTGACACTCGGGTAGAATAATTATACCGGCCGAGCAGGGACATAAACGGCTTTGTTAGCTGGCCGGCCTTAACAACGCTTCCGGCCTGCTTATCCGGGGGTTCTGGTTGATTTACAATAAATCGTTTCTTTCTTGAGCCGAATAGCCGTCTAAGTAAAGATTGTTTCATGAGATCCCCTTGTTAAAATTTATCTTCGATAATAGCAAAAGATATAACCAAATTACTTCCTTCTCTTCGCTACCATCATTCCCAGACTCGCCGGGAGGGGAGCCGATTTACCTTTCTCTGACTTCCGGCCCGTCCATCCCCCGGTCCCTTTCGCCATGAGGACCGCACCGCCGACAAACTTCTTATCCGCCTTTCGCTTCTCCGGAGGGGGGATATCACAGAGAAGCATCGCCAGACTGTCGGCTCTATCCGGGGAAGGGTTGCCTTCATGAAGAGGATCTTTCCGCAGTTCTTCTTTCGACAGGATTTTAAGCAATATCTTCCCGCCTTTCTGTTTCAGCCGGGTATCAACTCTATCGTATAACTGAGATATTAATTCTGGGTCATCCTTAAAGGCTATCGGCTTATCCTTTAATACCTGGCCCAGCTGAGCATATATTTCAGTCCCGAGATCGTAGTAGATATCATTGCGGACAGCGGACCGGGCCACGTTGATGGGGACCGCATAATAATCCTCGGCCTCCAGCATATCGGTTACGCCCCCGTTATGACTCCAGAACGGCCTTCCATAATTAAATCTATTTATAAATAATCTTGTTTCTCCGGTAATTTTGATATATCGGACATTATCATAACTCTCTTCAATGTCTTTTGGGGTCAAACATATCCCAGTCCTTTTACCTGAATATTCATAAATGCAGTAAACATCATATCTCCTTGTAATCTTTCTTCCATAAATATATCCGAAGCTACCCTTCTTTGCCCTGATACAATAATTGGAATGTAACCCAACCCTCAGCATCATTTCTGATAACCCGTCCCTTAATGATCTGCTTGTTGTTACATAATGTCTACTATCCCTATGCCAATATCCGTCTCCGTTAAGAAAACTATCAAGGAAAGCCACTATCGACTTCTTTGAATTTAGTCTAATAAAATCAGGAATTCTTTTATATGGAGCAGTTTTAATCTTGCCTTTATCGTAACAGTTATTCGCTAACCAATCCGCAAGCCATCCATTATTAAATTTATGCGTATATTCATTAGACTTACTTAATACTGAATTTACTGTCGGGTTTAATTTTCCCATAATAGATATTATTTCATCATTATGTTTGCTTTTTTTAGATTGAGTTATTCCTATGCACCTTTTGTCTAAATGACCCTCACTCAAAAACCATCCAAGAAAAGAACAAAAATTCGGACCCGAAACTATTTGCCTCTGATTTATTATTTTCTTCCCTCCATATGGCATAGTAATAGTCTGCTCAGGAATAATAAAATTGTTTTCTTCTTTGTCCGGCCAATTAAACTCATTATCGAAATATATGTATTTTCTTGTCAATACCTCTTCCCATGTCTTCATAGAAAACTTATGTTCCGATCTTGTTCTATATGGAAGAAAGTGAAAAGCCGCAAATCTGATATTACCGCTTCTTAATATCTTTGTCTTTTCTCTTAATATATTATCTTTAACGTATTCAACGGTAACCACTCCATCATTGTTCTTTGAATATATTTTATCACCTGTTCTTATATCATCTGCCTTTACCCATCCGCTCGGAGTTAATAGTTCAGTGTCTCTCGTTACGCAACCTACGCCAATATCGTCAATCCTTATAGGAATATCCTTGGCATCTTCCTGCTGAGCCAATAACTTTTTTATCCTTGCTACGATCCAGGTAGTCTTATCTTTACCCCGGAAGACATCCTGGAAGACACACCAGTTTTTCTGGTAGCTGATTACGGTTTCATCTTCGCCTTTTCGGGCCACATCAACAGATACATTATCAATATGGTCCCCGTGAACCATCTTCCGCCGAGTCGCCTTCGCTATATCATTGAGGTCAATAATCGCGTTCTCTGACTTCAGCGGGATCTGACCCAAAACCATTGAGACGTAGAACGGATTATCTTCACCGTAAGTGTCGAGGGCTTCCTGACACTTCGCCTTATCTATCCGCGGACTATCCCAGCCGGAGCAGTGAATATGATTCCAGAGCCTTGCTTTCTTGGGGTTAAGGCTGATCTGACAGAACTCTCCGACCGGCCCCATGGGGGGAGTACCGGCCGCTATCCATCTCTTATGTACTCCGACGCCCCGGAAGAGACGTTCCCCGGCCCGCCAGATATCCGGACGGATAGCCTTTGACTCATCGAAAATCAGGAGTATGTTTTCATTATGATAACCCTCGAACTTCGCCTCTTCACTCGTGGAGAAAGCCAGCATGAACCACTTTTTTTTCGGATCGACTTCTATGAACTTCGTGATTACTCTGCCAGGTAATCGGTGCTTCGCTCCATACCAAAGGCGGACCAGTTCCGTCCAAAACTGATTTTTAATTTGTCGATCGGTGGAGGCTGTGACAATAACTGTCGAGGGAACTCTGGTATATAAAAAATGCAACCCGCAAGTTGCCAATCCAAAAGTCTTACCAACTTCATTCCCAGATTTAAAATCTGTTCGCTCATTGTCCCGAACTGATATTAATAGATCCTTCTGCTTGGATTCGAGGGTAACTCCGAGTATTTTTTCTGCCCATTCTATGGGGTGCTGTTGGCTCCAGATATAATAATCACTTATATCTTCATCCTCAATTTTTATATCTTCCATAATATTTCAATCTATTAATCAGGAATATTCTTAACGCCGGAGCCAATCATTTTCTTCTCTTTCGTCTCACGTGCAATTCTTATCTCCCTACTCTTTTCAATCATAAAGAAAATAAGATCAGGGCGGCCAATCATTCCCTGGTCTTCGGGTAAATAGACATGCTCCATCTTGTTCAATAAATCTATGGCATCTTCCCGATCAAATATTTCTTTGCGTGATTTTACTTCATCCCCTGCCATATCTTTGATTATCTTTGTCGGAGTATTTCCCCGTATCATTTCAGTAATTATGTTCTTTCTGGTTGCCACGGTCATTACAGTTTCTTTATCAACCTTCGCTTGAAATTTATTTATTTCGCTTCTAACGTTAATATTTGTTAATAAATTACTGGCTAATACCCTAGCCCCTGATTTTGAGTATCCGGCTTTAAGGGCTGCCGCAGTGGCATTTTTACAACCCTCTCTGACGTATTCTGTAACAAACTTTCTTTGTTTAATTGTCAGGTCCCTGCTCATATCTTCACAGCCAACTTTTTTTCTTCGATTATCGTTTTTATTTAATCTTAGATACCTTCATTCTTGCTCCTCATTTCCTTAATCATCTTCTCCGTGATAATCCGGTGCTTAACATCTGTGAGTTCCTGGTGCAGGGCCTGAGCCGGACAGCCGTATTTCTCGGCGATTATCTCTATTGCTCGGTGAAGTCTCTTGCTTACCGCGGGCTGAGAGATACCTTTATTCGAGAGCGGAGAGAGCAGACGGCCTAAAACCTTTTCGTTCGGGCAGAAGATATATAAAATAAATGTTAAAATTTCAGCCTGGAACCGCCACGAGTCCGGGGATTGATAGCCTTCCTTGTGAGTATTATCCGAGAATAAGAAATTAAGGAATATATCATTTCGATTATTCTCCTGAGTTAGCTTGAATAAATCCCGGACCTGAGTTGAAATAGACTTAGCGGATTCCATAGATATTCTCTTTAGTTAATGATTAAAAAACTTAGGGGCGGGCAGGACGCCTTTCCGGCCAGGGAGCATCTTCATTTAGTGAAGATCTCAAAGTCGCCGCCCCTAAGTTCCATTCTTATTTTCCTATCTTAGTTTGGGTTATCGGTTATGGGTGACTCCGGACACCACCACCGGGAGCAACACGCCCACTCTTCGGTGCTTTATACTCCTTCAGGTTCGCCTCGTCGAGCCACTGAGCTTTCCGGTAGTCTCCGGCATCAGACAACCTCGGCTGAGCCAAATACTGAACACAGCCAGTATCATATTCAACCTTTGCCGTCACGATCCCGGTTAACCCAGTCACCTTATCCGTGACTACCTTTCCTTTCCAATTTTTCAATCCCATCATTTCCTCCTTGGGGTCTTGCCCCGGTTAGTTATCTCATATATTTAAAATACCTTGCCAATCCTTCATTCACATATCGCATTGAAGACCGGCCAAATCCCCTGATTTTCAGTAAGTCAGATGGACCCGCTTTTATCAGATCCTCTACTGTCTCAATTTCTCCCCTGAACCTTATAGACTGTTCAACGGCCCGCGGTAAGCCTAATTCTTTTATATCCATTATCCCTCCTTTTTAATGACTTTATATTTCCCCTTCTGATACGATATTCAACCATTCCTTCCTGTTCTTATCGAAATTCTCAAAGGTGAGTTGGTCCTCTTTAACCTTAAAGGCCATCTGCTGGCCCCGTCTGATTATTCCGATTCCATAATCGCTGTCTAAAACTTTCATTTCAATGGTCTTCCACCTTCGCAAATCCATCCACGCTTTCCAGACATTGCCGTGAATAGCAGGATCAGTATCTTCTATCCGTAGAGGGCAGAGATCATGGACCACTACTGACCCGTTTTCCGCCAAACTGAATAATGAATTTTGAATATCAAGTTTCGCCTGGTCCCGGGTATGAAGTCCATCAACAAAGATAATATCAAAAGTAGATCGGTTCTGTTCAAAAAACTCATCGCTTGAGCAGGTAAAAAATTCATCTGAATTGTCCTGGGAATGAAAAAGCGGATTCGGATCTACCCCGACTTTATAATCGCACTTGACCGAGGAAAGGGAACCGTCATTTCTGGTCCCGATCTCAAGATACCGCTTATAATTATAGCGGCGGATTAAAAGATTTATTACATCACAGCGGTTCATTTTTTCTTCAACCGCTCCACGGTTTTAATTATATGCCTTGCCCCCACTTCCCAGCGATCATCCCGGATAATTAGCCTGTTTACGATAGCCTTTAATCCATCGTAGCTGTTGTAGAGCGTTACCGGGAAGTCCCGAGCCCAGCCAACGTCAGTTGAGATAACTCCATTTCCCCGGGCCAGGCCCTCAATGATTGACAGCGGACCGCCCTCATTATCGGCTGTTATCAGAACGTAGTCGAGGCTGTCATACCAGGCAGGCATATCCTTAAAGGGTACGTTTCCCCCTATAACAACGTCGATCTCCGGGAAGTCCCGAGCCAGCTGATCGGCCCACTCGAACCGCTTCCGGCCCGACGCTTTCACCTGAGTTGGAAGGCCGAATCTTAGCCGCTTCTTAAACTGCGGAAATACCCCGATTGATAGGATGCTGCTTTTCACCGGGTCAAGCAGCTCAAGCGTCCTCTGACATTGAGCAAAACACCAGGTAGCCTGTTCTGCTACCCGGTCAAAGACCGTAGCCAGCGGATTTTCCCGCTCCCGGTGAGTAAATACCGGCATTGTAATAGATGGTCCGGGCCGGAAGAGGGCGTAATTGAAAAAGATATTAGCATCAGCGGTCCAGTCCGGAAGACTGCTTTGAGTTGATCCGGGAACCCGAGTCTGAAATTCTACCGCCCAGCGATAGAGAAGATTATAATCGGGACCGGCATTCGGACAAACAAAGTGGATTTTCATATTTTCAGATCGCTCCCATGCTGATAAAGCTGGAAAAACTCGGAGTGCAGGACTTCATAGGGGAAGGTATGGCACTTGATTAATCCATACTTCCATTCGACAAACTTAAATGAGAGCTGGTCCCGGTGGCTCCCGGTAATGACTTCTTTAAACCAGAGCTCATTATGGCGGGCCACTGCGGGAAGATTCTTTCTGAACATCAGGCCACAGGCCGTCAGGCCATAATTCTCGGGGAAGCCCTCTCTGTGATACCGGGCCATCTGCTCTTCCGGCCGGCCGCTTGGATCTATCCCGAGCTTCACCACAATATCAGCTTCCTTGTAAATGCAGGACCGGGCAGGGTGCTTCATTATATTGATGGGAGAAAGGCTATCATAATTATCGGACTCGCAAAATTTATTCAGATCGCCCTTGATTCCGATAGTTGAGTCAACCTTCAGCGTCTCGGAATACTCCGGGAGAAATAGGTGAATATTTATATAAATATACCGTGCGGCCAGGTTCGGGGGAAGGTTTGGCTTAACAACTCTTATCTGCCATATCTCGGAGTTTAATTCCGGTTGATCGGTAAAGCATATATAATCCCATCCTTCCGATACTACCAGGGGATCACGGAGCCGGTCTATCCCTCCGTAATTCGTAGTAAATACTGCTTTTAAGTTCATAGGTCCTCCCCTATTTGAGTTCAATAAATAAAACAGATGAATCCCCGCGGCCCCCGCTGTCCGGAACGATCGACTCATTGATTAATCTTACCTCGGGGAATGAGTGCAGGAAATCAATCAGCTTATCACTGCCGTAATAATTATTATGGCATACCGCGTCCCGAGTAATTATATCTTTAGCCTGTAAAGTTCCCCATCCGAAGATTAATATTTCCTTCCGGGCAAGCCGGACCATCTCTGATATTGCTTTCTCATAATATTCCAGATGCTCCAGGACCCCGCTACAGAAGGAATAATCAAAAGACTTATCAGGGAGATCCACCTTTTCTATCGACGAAAGAATAAAAGTTGCTTCCGGCCAATTCTCGCGGCAATAGGTAATGAAGTTTAAGGAATGGTCAACGCCGGTATAATCCAGGCCGGGATATTCGCTGATAAAAGACTTGCGTCCGGGCCCGCAACCCATATCAATTACACTCCCTGTCTTGCCCTTAAAGAACTCCCCGATATAATCCTGAGATACTTTATGATAGGAACCAACAAATAAAGTCTCCGGGCCTATCGTTTCCCAGAAGTGCTCCTCGGGTAAAATTCTTTCTTCCATTATACATCCCCTTAATAGAATTGGTTATATTTAATATATCATAGTTCGCCAGCAATACAACAACTAAATTAGAATAATGAAAGCAAACTAATTATACCCATCACAATGACAAATAATATCAGAAGAGCAAGAGCGATAAAAATTAACCCGATAATGGCAGTTAAGACAGTCCTGAAAATTGACATCAACTTACTGTTTCTTTTCTTCATCTTATCTCCTCCTACTTTGGGGTGGTTTCTCTCTAACCTTCGCTACGATATACCAAGCGAATCTGAGCCGATCTCTTAATCGCAGATCCTGAATCTTGGTCAGATATTGCCGGGTGACCAGTTCGCTTTCCTTTCTAACTAATCGGCGGACCCTCTTTTCCTTTCTTGCTCCCATATTCTCCCCCTACCTTTTAGATATCGCCATGAGCCGGGTTTCTATCATTTTTAACGCCGTCAACTCCCCTTCAAGATTCGCTCGAAAAAGTTTAGCTTGGAGAGATTTTGAGGAAGCATTAAACTGCTCCTGGTCTGCTTGATACCACGGATATCCCTCAATCACCTTGATCCTTTCCTTAACGTCATTTAATAATGCGAATAACATGATTCCCCCCCTATAATTTACAAATCTTCATCAGTCCATCACACTGAAATTTAAAATTCATAGCCAAAAACTTTTCTGGTAACTTCGGCTCTTCTGCCTTTTTCCAGTGCGTAATATCATCTGGTGGCCAGATAAAATCCCTATCAGGGTTTTCCGTCCGGCTAATATGTATACACAAGGTCTTTTTGCAATCAATAAAAGCATAGGCGAAAAAGATAACACCAAAGTCTACGACATATTCTCCAGTTAGTTTCCTGACAATAACCCAGATAGCCGCTCCATCATCAGGAGACCCGACACCAATAGGAATCCATCCCTCTTTTGTCATGGCGGTATCAAGAAGCCCTGCCCGGGCAAGGGCGGTCATCCGTTGACTAAAAAGATCATTTCCCAAACTCATATCATCCTCCTCTGTTGAGATATATCCGTTCTTAATTCCTTCCGATATCCGGCCGCCTCTATCGCCTCCCGAACCTGCCGCTTAAAAGCTGCCTTCGCATCTTCCCGCTCTGAGATTAAGTAAAAGTAATCGCCCCCCAGAACGACATCCTCCGCCCGGGTGATATAATTTTTCCAGATATTATTCAGGGCAATGTCTAATGTATCCATTATTTTATCCCCCCTTTAATTATTATGCCCCCGGCAGGATTCGCACCTGCAATCTCTTTCGTGTCCCGAAGGACTCTCCCGAATTTCACGGTGTTAAACGAAAGCGTGTCTTGCTTCCACCACGGGGGCGGTTAGAGTTATGGTTTGTGTCTCATCTATTAGCTACAAAATAGCTTGTGACTCAGTTTACGATATATATGGATCACAAGTTACTGCTATTTTTGGTGCGTTCCTTCAACGCCTCTTACTTCACGATCTGCCGTTCTTTTTCCAAGCCACATCAATGCTTCTTCCAGTTTCGTAATCGCAAGAGCATTTTCACGGCACTTATACTCGGATGACTGAAATCCCTCGAGGCGATCAATAACCATAATGATCAAATCCTCATTGTGGCATCCATTCACCCCATTTTCTTTGATTGGGCCTTTCTGGAATTTAACCAGTGTCACCGGTGGGTTTTGATCCCCTCCAACCGGACAAACTCTGTAAACGTGGTGAGCGTTAAATTCCTTTTCATCCATTGCGAAAACTTGCGTATACTTCTTTGTTCCCTTCTTAATTTCTTTCATCATTCTCTCCTTTGGAGCGTTGCTCCGGTTATTTATTAGCCAGCCCTACCCCCTGCACATAGCCTGACGCACCGGCCTGAATAATCGGGTAATAGCTCATAGACCACTGCACCTGAACTATGTCTATCAGGTCTTGAACATCAGCTTCCAGGGCCGGGTCATCTATTGAAGCCAGAGATTTTATCAGTAAGTCAACAAATGCCGCCGTAGCAGCTTCGGGGTCTTCGCTCGTACTGACTGCCTGAGCTGACGGGACAAGAGCCTGCGCCATCTCCAAGTTGTACTCCGCGAAGTGTACCCCGGCTCTGCGCCCGACTACCTTCGCCACAATCGCATAGTCAGGCTGCACCGTAGCGCACCCGATCACGGCGATCATAATGATTGCGATTAACAAAATGACTCTCTTCATGCTTCCCTCCTGGAGCTTTGCTCCGGTTATTTTCCTTATCGCTCTGCGGCTGACGCATTCCCGCTGGCCGTTCTCAAACTCGACAACAATACTTCCCTTCGCTCCATGAGCTACTATTCGACAGAACCGGCCTTTCAGCGTCAGCCGCTTCTCATTGTTACCCCAAACAAATTTATGAGTAAGTTTCGTTTTATCTCCCCCTATTCCGAGCCAGCAACTCATTTTCTTCATCCACAAGCTCACTGATATGGCCCTGTAAATCCTTCGGTAACGCCTCCCAGGGCATATGACCACCGTGCTTATTCTCGTAATAAAGAAATTTACAGGTCTGCGATCTGGTCCCTGGAACTTGCGAATCATATCCCATGATTGCATAGCCTCCGTAATACTTGCCGTTTTCACTTTTAAATCCAATGGTGATTCCGTGCTTTCCGGTACTCATGATTGATCCTCCTTCGCCCGTTGTTCGGGCATAATTTCTTTCTTGATGTAAAACCTGCTCCCCTTTTTCCCGCTGATCCTCAATAATCCAGGACCATAGTATCTCCATAATTTACAGATTAAGTTGAAGCGGACACCTGGCACCCCCTTAAAATCCTCCCATACCGGCCGGCCATCCTCAATATACTTGAAGTCGGGGCGATACTTAATCATCGCTTTTGTCATAACCGTCTGGGGCTGGCACTCAAGCTCGCTGATCTCCCCGGCCCTCTCCAGCAACTTCAGGTTACTGTATCGCTCCCACTCTCCGGTGCTATCCCAAATACGATCATCACGAAATATCTTCTTGGCATTATACTTATTCTTCCGGGGCTTGGATTTTATCCAGCTCCTCTTCAGCGGGTGGCCGGGCTTCAGGGTAGAGTTGTAGGCGGTGCGGGTCATTTATCCCGCTCCCTAAGCATTGCATCAGCTTGCTGATATGACCAATAAGCGATTGCATCTTCAGGGGCAACTTTTGGGGGGAAAGTTAAGTTGTCTTCCCGAATAACATAAGATTGCAATACCTTCCCGGCGAAATAGTCACGAAGCGTCATTCCTTCATTATACTGTTCCTCCGCTACTCCACCACCTCCCATCCCATACGCTCTTTTTTGAGGGAATGCTGCCCCTCCTGTATTTCTACTCATCACTTCACCTCCAGTGAGTTCCATGTTTTAACCGGATGAAACTTGTGAACATGAACGATTAACGCTGGCGTAGTCTTGCAATCCTTTCCGCAGATTTCACACTTTGTCAGATTAACTTTGTTTTCCATCACTTCCCCCCCCTGTAACTGATCCTCATATACCTTAACCGTCCCAATCGTAGGCTCCAGAGTACAGAGCCAGTAGCCCTTGACCTTTTTTTTCTCACAAATAACATACTTGCGAGGGATAGTTAGCCATACCAGATCACCTTTTTTCATCCTGTCACCTCGCGTGCTTGGTTATTTCTATTGCGTTCCAACCAATATCGGTGATATAAATTCCTACGGATAATATCTTTATGTTCTTCATTCATCTTATGCGTATGAAGCCTTGGGGCTTTTTGT